TTTCGGCCAGCTCTGGAGATGATTCAGAGGATTCTTCTCTTGTTTTAGGAATAAGTTCACTCTCTGGAGCGAGCATATCGGCCTCGATAAAGTATCGGGCATGGTCGTCTTGTCCAACAATCTTGCGAACTCCCTTAATTGCCAACTTAGAGTTTCGGTGAAAAATTACTTCTTTTTCTGCAGCAATTCCAATATCTTGAGGAGAGAATAAGCCTTTAACGTCTTCTGGGACATTGATAGCCCAGAAAACAGTATCACCCTTGACGGCACCTCTTTCATAGAGACCTGGACCAAACTCTTTGTAGGCAATAGTAGGTGATGTAGAAGCAGATAAAAATCCTCGATCCTCTAATATCATTCCAGGGGATAGACGGTTAATTACCTCGGTCATATCCGCTTCTCCTACCTCGGGGGCTGACCCACCAGATAAGACCTGACCTCGATACACAACATTTCTAACCGAACCCCCCATCGGAGAGCCCCACGTGTCAATGGCACTATCTAGAGTGTCAATCCATTTTTGAACTTTTTCCTCTGGAACTTCGCTATTTCTTAGTCTCGCTGTACGAAGTAATTCATTAATTTGAGCATAGCCGCCAGCTCGATACTCCGTAATTGCTTCAATCTCGTCCTCGTCTAAATATGATGAGTCAAATTTACGGTAGCTGACATAATCAAAATCAGCGGAGAGGGTGGTATTACCCTTTCCTACTTCATTAGTGCTTTCAGTTTTTATTATTTGATTTAAAACTGGCATGTCACCAGAGGAAGTGTCAATTATGTCGTCGGTTTTACGTTTTCCGTAATCAGGGCTATTGTATTCTTCAGGATTGTCGTGCCATAGAGTGTCGGTATCTTCATCAAAGTGGATTCTGTCATCAACCCTGGTATCGTTAATTGATGCTCTTCCAACAACATGAACAATCTCCCATCCCTCGTCTGTGACCCACTCTGGCTCTAGGCTGGGGAATGCACTTAGAGTTCCTACAGGTTTTACTCTGTAGAAATAGCCCATTCCATCAGGTTCTCCCTTCATTTCCGCAGCCCTAGCGATGTAGAAGGACAATCCCTTTACTCCTTGACCACCGTCAAGTTTGGCAAAAGCACGCTTCTTCTCCCACTCTTCAGGGCTCATTTCCTTTTTAATATCAAACGATAGCCCACCGTGACTAGCTGATGCAGCAAATGACTCGGTTGGGCGGATGATGTCTCCAACCTTAAGTTCACGGTTTGTTGCGTGGTAAAAACCGTACCCATCTTGGGTGCGTTTTCCATCGACTAAATCTTGCATATCGTCTGCAGTTACTGAATCACCTACGTGCTTCTTTAGTATGGCTTTAAGCATTACAGGGTCATTTAGAATGTCAAGACTTCCTGGTGCTTTTGAAGAAAGCTCGTCGGCTAGTTCATTAGTTAGGGTGCCGTTTTTAATTGCCTCTTTAAGTTTTTCTACATCCTCTATTTTTAATCTAGAAATCTTTGAGATAAGCATGTCAACTTTTTCATCGCTAGCTTTAACGTTAGGTTCGTTTCCTAATTTTTTAACTTTAGTTTCTGGCTTCTTCTCTGCAAACTGGTCAAAAAGCGAGGCATGAGCAGCACCAGGGACATAGCCGAACTTATCTGGACCAGCGGAGAAGGTTAGAGGAGCACCCTTGCCCTTATTTTTGAAGGACACGTTTCGCCCCTGAGCACGAAGTATACGAACAGGGACGTACTTAAGTCCCGCCTTTCTAGCGGCAATTAGGCGGTGGTGGCCTTCGGCTAGTGCTCCCCAGTTGTTCTCATCATCAAAGTCGATGACAAGCGGGTCGCGGATGCTTCCACCATTCTTAAGCTCTTCAGTGATTTTCTCGATAGTGGCATCGCTACTAGCACCCCAGGAGTCTTTGCCAGCACGGTCTTGGACTATGTACTTCTCTACCTCGTCGATAGGGAGCATGGCTACGTCCGTTTTAGAGTCTCCGGCACCATACTTAGGATTAAAGAAGCGTTCAGCCATTTCCTTAGGGACTTCGGGGGCCGGCTTAGGTGAGTAATCAGCTTCCAGTAGTTCTTTAGCCCTAGCTGCTGTTAGGTTTTCATCCTTAACAGCCTCGAAGATGGCTTCCTTGTCTTCTGTACTTTCAACGTTATTGTATAGACGAATAAGTTGATTCTTTTGTTTTCCGGTTGCCGGCTCTTCTTTAGATTCTTCAGAAGGAATGTTCTCGGCATCAACGAAGTAGTTGAAACGGCCAGTCTCTTCGCCGTCAGCATCAACCTGCGGAACTCTGCGGATGGCATTAATCTTGAGCTGAGCACCCCTAGGAAGAACTACTTCGTCTTCGCGACCATAGTTAGTGTCTAGAGGTAGGCCTAGGGCTTTAGAGCCCTCAGGAAGTTTGATAGCAAAGAAAACTGTAGGCACCCACTGCTCCTGGGATGCATTTATGGTAACTTCATCGGATAAACCTCTACCTAGGCCATACTCTCTAATAGCAATAGATCTATTCGTGGTAGCTGCTGTATAGCCGGGGTCAGACAATATGTCACCAGGCTTAGCGGACTCCAGGATTTCTACGATTGTCGGAGGATCAGTTTCTTTGAATCTACCCATGTCGATCATCCCTCGGAAGACTGTAGTCTCCGTGTAGACATCGCCATACGTGTCAATTAGTTCGTCAACGTCTGCGATAGATTTGTTCAACTTATCCATTAGATCGTCGGGTTCATCAGACTGGCCGAGGCGTAGGAGGTTGTTCATGTATCTAAAGCCGGCACCTTTGTAGTAACGCACTGACTTGGCTTGCTCTTCAATCAAATCATCAAGGTCAAAGTTTCTAGGAACATCCCCGTCTTTGATTGCTTCTACATCTAGGAAGTCGCCGTCAACTAGATTGTCTAGGAGCTCGGACTCGCCTCTGCCTTCGGTAGGGCCGCCTAAAGAGTCCCATCCGAGGGCTTCGGTTTTAACTTCCGGAGCTTCTACGGCAGGAGTTTCGACTACTGGCTCTGTTGCAGGGGCATCTACAGGAAGCCCGCCATTGCGAAGTTCTTCCAGGGCGGACTTGCGGTTGGTCTCATTCTCTTCGTCGGATAGGCGGGAGTCTTTAGCAAACGCTGACTTAACTGCAGCCAGGGCTGAATCATTGTCACTAAAAACTAGGTCCCACTCGTTGGCAGTGTCTCCGCCAGCGGCTTCAAATGCAGCCTTGCGTTCTTTCCAAAGGGGAGTATTTTCTAGTGCAGATACTACTTCTTGCTCGGAGGCCCCAGAGAAGAGTTTCTCTCGGATCGAGCCCTCAGGGTCGTATGTTTGTAGGTAGTAATCAGCTAGGTCAGTAATACGAGTTTTAACCGGCTCGTGCCCAGGGTTAGTGGTTCGATCATAACCAGACTCAAGTTCAGCAATGATCTCTTCCTGATCTTTGATAGCACCAGGAGCCCAGTCTTTGGCGGTTGGATCGTTTTTTAGTGATTGTTCGTAGGTAAAGATACTATCCTTGGCGGACTTAATTTTGCTCTGGATATAGTCAGCGGCCTTTGTAGCTACTGCTTCTTTGTCGGCAGATACTTTAGCGTTAGCAACGTCATAGATATCTTGAATTTGTTGCCTGTAGTCATTTACGACATCAGCACGACCCTTAGCGGCGAGGTCAAGCATATTGAACGGGGCTTGATTATCTCCCGCTGTGAACTGTTTGGATACGTCTAATGCTGTATCTAAATAGTCTTTTTTCTTCTTTACTGCAGACAGATCTGCCTCGCTGAGGACCGCACCGGGGTCTAGGGTAGGCTCGGGAACAGTAATAAATTTTTGAATTCTTGCTGGTTCTAGCTTCTGTACCATCGGGTCGGCGGCACCGTAGAACTGATCCGTTTCTACCTTGTGTGCGTCAGCGTCCTTAGCAAAATTATTTACTATAAGAGGGACATCAAGCTGAGTCTGAAGATACATCAATTTTTGGAAATCAGACATTCTGTCTGTTCCATAAATGCCTAGGTCATAGGAGTTATCGTCTGATGCCCCGAATAGGTCTATCTGGTGTCTACCATCAGGAAGCTCTGTTAAGAATCTTTCCAAACTTCTAGGTTTACCGTTGCTAGGATCGATGACGTTGTCTAGGTCTATTCCCTTTTCTTTGGCCTTAGATTTCAGTTCATCTAAATTAAATGGAACTGGATTAAATAGAACATACGGGGCAGTCCTATTGTTACGCCACTGAGTCGTCCCGGCGGCCATAGTTTGGACAACTCTAGGGGTGGCACCAGATTGAAGTGTTAGGTCTCTAGTTCTTCCGTGGTATTTTTGGTCAGATAGTACACCTCTTAATACTTCATTTGGAAGAATAGATAGAGGCATCTCGTCAAGCACGTTGTCAGTTTTGTATGTCTCGTAATCCGTGACATGCATCATTCCAATGATTCCAGTAATCTCATTCACACTGATCAGTGCTGAGTATCTACCAGCATATGAGGATCGGTTAGCACTTCTTTCAGTTTGATTTGAGTTGAACGCCCAGGCGAAGTTTCTATCAAAACTCCAGTAACCAGCTAGTGCTGCTTCAGGAGTGTCATATTTAAACACCTGAGAGTTAGCATTTCGATAGATTCGAATCTTTCCATCTGGATTCAGCTTTAGAATCTTCTCTGCATACTTACGGTTAATCTTCTTCTGAAGAGCCATTTTTTCCGGGCTAAAGTAGGTAGACCACGACTGAGCGTGCTCTGCTTCTTTTTTATAGTCACTGGCTAGGCTATTATTAACATCTCCAACTAGGAGTTTGTCGCTGATCGCCAGCTCTTCTGTAACATACTTAAAGTAAGAGTTAAAAGTAGGAAACTGATTAGCAAAGTCAGAATCTTCAGACTTAAGTTCAGAGTAGACAATGTTGTGCTGAGCAACTAAAGTGCCGTATAGGCCTCTTCTAAATACCTCGTTGGCAGAAGAATCGTTCCCCTCTTCTTTGTTGACGGTATTGACCATATCTTTTACTACAGTGGCCTGAAGAATTTCTTTAATATCATTACCATCTACCTCGTCAACAAGAGGAGCGTTGTCATCAAAGTATCGGTCTAGATATCCGCTTGTATCTCCGGCATCAGTAGAGATTCTAGGACCGCCAGGGCCGCCAGGTGCCATAAGTTCTTCAGAACGCCGAATGTCGTCATAGTAGACCTTGTCTACGTAAGAGTCTCCGTCTTTTTCTTGCTTGTCTGAGACAAGACCCTCTAGAGAGAAGCGTTCAATAATGTTCTGACGTCGAGCAATTAGACGGTCTTTAAGAACTTTTCTAGTTTCTGGATCAGAGATACGGCTATCTACCAGTTGCTCGATCTGCTCCGGAGTGATCTTGTGGACTATCTTGGCGGATTCAAATTTCCTGCGTCTAGGCATACTTCTAAATAGTTCTAGAGCAGTGTTCCCGGCAAGGGGGGTTCCAGAGTATTGCGTGAAGGTGTCCAGCTCTGTTACTTCATCACCAAACGCGTCGCCCTTAAGTTCACCACGAGCACGATAAAGAAGAGCACCGCCTGGATCTACTCGGAGCGGCTTTCCATCTTTGTCAAAAACTAGATTGTCATAGGCAGACCCTACAGCGTCCCAGTTAGCTAACCAAGCATCTACAGCAAATCCCCGCTGAGCCTCTTCTACAGAAGCTTTTATTTTAGGATCAGTTTTTGTTTCTCTCTCGTTTACAGTGGATGCGAGGTGGATTATCTTATCTTTTACATCTTTAGACGTGCCCTCTATCCAAGGCGAGTAGATTACATCTTTGCCGTCTAATGTTCCGATTTGTAGGTCGGTAGCGTTGATTCCCGCTAGTTTGTAGATGTCAGACGCAAGGGCTTCGTTCTCGATTCGAGCTTTGTCGCCAAATTTAACATAGAACTGCTGACCAGTAATCGGGTCTTTGTATAGTCCACCCTTGTTAGAGCCGAGCTGGTCAGAGACCTTAGTGAACCCTGTTAGGTCCTTAACAACGGAACCAACCGGAGTCTCTACTTCTTTTGCTGCCTCTTTTACAGCCTTAGGTTTTTTGGTCTTTGCTTCTTTTACCTTTAGGCGAGGGTCGCTCTTATCGTGGCTGCGGTGGACCATAAATGGGATGCCAGAAAGTTCCTGAATGGTGGATAGGAACTTGAGACCGAGATCGAGCTCGTCATTTTTGTTAGGCTCCATCGACGTCGCACTAGACATCGGGAACTCGGTTGAAAGATATAGAGGATCAAAAGCGTACTTTCCACCTTTTTCGGTGAAAGCATTATTTACGAATCGACTGTAGTTAGGTACTCCCCTGCTATCGGGGAAGTCCTGATCAAAAGCACCCTCTCCGAACAGTTCGTCATACTTCTTGGGGATGTCGCCCTTCTGCATATTAAACTGCTTATAGAAGTCTGACCAACTTTCGCCAGCTTCAAACGGCTTAGAGTCTAAGACAGGAAAGTCAAAGCTAGACGCTGGACGGAACTGACGGAACCAGCTGTCGCCACCGCCGCTCATCTGAGTCTTAGTCGGATCCATCAGTGGGTTTAGAGGTGACCAGGCTAGATCGCCTACTCGTTCGTAGCGACCCTCCTGAGACGTGACGTCCATACCAACTACAACGCCATACTCATCTGGAACTCGGCTGTAGCCTAGAAGACCTAGTACCTCATCTGGCTTAACTCTAACGATATAGCGGCCGTCCTGGCCAGACTGCTCTTTGTCGGAGTTGTAGTTCCAGGCCATACGCTGGTCAAGCGAAATGTAGCCGGCCGCGGCTTTGTTTGGGTCATTGTGGTGGTTGATTGAGTTACGGTAGAAAGTGATTAGGCCGTCTGGTTCCATACCAAGAACATCACGAGCATAGATTCGGTTAGTGGCTTTGGTAAGTTCGGGAATCTCGTCTACCGAGTCTGCCCAACGCTGAGACGCGTCGATAGCAATGTTCTTGTCGGCATACGCCCAGAACTCATCAAATGAGTTAAAGTCTTTTACTAGGTCAGGCTGCTCTTTCTTTAAAGCCTCAAATACTCCAGCGTATTGACGCTTAGCCGCGGTTTTGATATCCCCTGCTCCACGAGCAATAGGGAAACGTCCGTCCTCTTTGGCAACAAGTGCGGCCTCGCCTTTGATTTTAGATAAAGCTTCTTCGCCGTCGATTGCCTTTTTTAGAGCTACGGGGGCTTTGACCGATTCGCCAGCCATAGGGGTTCCTGGCGGAAGAATATTCTTAGGGTCGTCAATGACGCCGTCAGCTTTATCTAGTACGCGGTCTAGATCCTTCTGCTTGATCATACCCTCGGCAGCACCTAGAACATCTGTGTGCGGTACCTGGTAGTCGCCGTCTGGAACATTTTTGTTTCCAGCAACTCGAATAGTGGCGATGCCAATTTTTTTATTACCCTTGAACTGGCCGGTAGCTTTGAAAATCCCTACACCTGGAACATTTATCGTACATATGATAAACGCATCCATAGGGATGAACTGTTTAGTTCTAGGGTCGCGTAGCTGTTTACGCCAGAAGCCTTTGTTGGCACCTTCGCCGCCGGGAATGTCTGGTCCAGCATCTGCGGTAAGTGCGGCAAGGGGTTGGGATTTAATTAAGGGAGTCTTGCCTGCACCCAAGATTTTTCTTAGGTATTCTGACATGACTTATCGAATTCCGAGACTAGATTCGATCTGCCACTGCCACTTCTTGTGCATGTCAATGCGGCCTGCTAGGAAATCAGCGATACCCTGTTCGTCGCACTCGTCGGCAGAGTGGAACGCCCCGGTTAGACAATTAATAACGGTGGCATTGATTCGAGCTAGAGAAGTAAGCATCTCCTGAGCATTGCCAGTTACGCGACGCTCGTCAATGCAGCCAAGCTCGATGAAGTCCTGAAGTAGGTAAGGGCTGTCGTAGCCAATCTTACGAATGTTCTCGGCTAGCGGGTCAATTGAACCGTCGATGTCTCCGTAGATGTCTGCAAAGAATTCGTGCAGCTGAGAGAACTCGATACCTTTTACGTTCCAGTGGTAGCCCTGAGTAATGTGAGCAACAGTGACCACGTCACCAAGTAGGTGAGAAAGTTTCTCTGCTAGTTCTAAATGATTCTCGTGCATCTATTAAACCTCTGGCTCGGCTAGTGGAACAGGTGGAGCAGCTGGAGCTGCAGGTGTAGGTTCAGCCAGCGGAACTGGTGGAGCTACAGGAGCTCCAGGAGCAGCACCGGGCTGGCCTCCCTGAAGTATATCTTCAATATTACCAGGCATTGGAGCTGGGTTGTTTGCCTGAGACACGTCTTTAACAAGTTCCATGATCTCTGGAGCTACGGCCGAAAGCATAGCCTCGGTTAGCTCTGGAGTGATGGCACCCTTGTTGATGATTAGACGAAGTGCAAGCTCCTGAGGGGTTGGAGCGTCCTGGTCCGAGAAGCCGTGAGCACGACGCCATGTGTCGTAAGAAACAGCCATCTTGTCGAAGCCAGCGTCTGCATCTGTCGCACGGTCGTTACGAGTAGCAACCTGGCTTGGGTCGTACCAGATGTGAAGACGGCGAACGTCAGCCTCTGGGTAGCCGTTAGCGATTAGGTAAGGGCGTAGGTAGACAACAGTAAACGCATCTACAATCAGAAGCATCAGAGGTTCGATGTGGGCCTTGTAAAGAGACTCGTCAATCTGAAGTGCGTTTGAGTACTTAACGTTGGCTAGACCGGAAACGATGTCCTTAGGGACATCAAGACCCTGCATGATTCGCTCAAGCACGCGGTCAGCACGCTGAACAAGAGACGCGTCGAATGAACGCTCGAACTTAAACTGCTTAATCTTGTCGCCAAGTTCAGCAGGACCACGGATGATAAGTGGAACAACAGCAGACGCCGAGTCCTCGTCCTTAATCGGAGTGGTCATCGCGTCGATGAGCTGGTCTTCGAAGTCGTCAGCAGCCTCTTCAGGGTTATACTGCTCGTTGTAGTTGCCATCCTCGTCGTAAGGATAGTCTGGGTCTGGGCTAGCTGCAACCGAAAGACCATCAGGCAGGTACAAAGCACCCGCATTGAGGCGAGAACGGGCCGTGGCACGGAAGGTACGGTTCAGTAGGAGCAATTCCGCACACAGGTCCAAAAGGCCGCGTAGCGAGCTGTCAGCCTCTTGTGAGTAGCGTGGGTGGGCCTTCCAAATACGGCCAATAAAAGCATCACCTGGTAGACGGATTGCACCCTTACCAGCGGACATGGCTGAAGGGACACCGCCACCAACTTCGCGACGTGGCTGGATAACGAAGTTACCTTTTGCATCAATCTGAAGTTCGTCAACAGAACGGATATCCCAGGTCTCTGGCAATCCGGTTCCAATTCGCTCTGGAATCTGGACTAGGTGGCATTCACCAGTAACTTGCAAGTTCAGAGCAGCGTCCTTGAGAAGACCTGCCTGACCTCCGTAAGCACTGTCTAGGCGAGCAAGGGCACGCTGAGCTGCGGCTCCAAGCTGCGGGTCAATCTTAGAAGACTTGTCTACTGGAATTGGTGCTTCGGCTGGGTCTTCAACAATTGCAGCATAAAGACGGATGCGAGACACAACAGACGCAACAAGGTTGAAGGCGTACTTGACTTCACCAATTGAGTCGTAGTATTCCCAGGCTTCGGTCTGCCAGCTAGAGGAGGCAGACTGGCGGCGAGCTTTAAAGAGTTCGGCCTCGCCCTTGTCACCAATCTTAAGTTGGGCTGCAGCAGCAGTAAGAGCACGTGGAGTGCCAAAGGCAGCAGGCTCAGCGTAGACCAAACCAAAAGAGTCTACAGAGATACCAGGGGCTACCGAGGTTGCAGTTCTTGGAGCAGTCGCACGAACGCCAGGAGCGGATCTACGCTGCTTTTCTGGCTCCGAGTTTTTCTTAAAAATTCCCAAGGATAGCTCCTATGTATTAGCGATCAAGGTGGGCCGAAATTAGACCAACAATCGCAGATGTGGACAGTACTAATGATACCACATATGTGGCTGTAGGGACCAACAAGGCACCTACTACAAGCATAGTGGATACCCACATGCCTGTGCACCAGTTGCAAGTAAACAAGTAGCCGAACTTGGTGCTCGGTGGCCACTTTTTCCAGATCCAGTTACGGATTGGCTCGGTAATTTCATCGGTAGTTACTAAACGCGTTGCTCGATAGGCACCTAGACAGAGGATTAGGTAGAAAAACGGGTCGATTGGCACTATTCTCCTTGAATCGAGTACAGAGTACGGGTAACATTCCAGCTGCGGAGGCGAGAACCACACCCGCAGTTGCTGTCACGCTCGTATACTACCATTTTTCCGCTCGCAGTTACAACTCTGCTTGGATCTCCCTTAACAAATGATGTATATTTCTCTTGAAAAATGATTCTCGGGCCCTCTGGAGAGTCTTGAGCGATTACAACAAGCAAATCTGTGATGATTACTCGTGCTGCATCGACCAAATAGGCTCCGCGGGTCGCTGGTTTGATGGTTAGCTCGTCAACAGACGCAGTTAAGCCCTCTGGAGCAACAACAAGCTTGGCTGGAAAGATGTCATGAATGATTTTCATCGGATTCTGAAGATCCCTCCGGCCCTAGATGGGTTAATTCCAGGGATTTTACGGTCTGCAAGGCTCTTTGCACGGATTTTACCGCCTGAAAAGCCTAGAGGGGGCTTAATTAGTAGGGCAGTGAGGGCGTGAACCAATGCGTCGACGCGGTCAGGGGACTTTCCCTCACCTGGAACCCAAGAAATCATCTGAGTCTCTAAATCAGGTAGGTAGTGGACGTGGTGGACACGATTTTGCTCATATGCGAGGGTAATTGGCTCTGCACGGAGCTGTTTTCCCTGTTTTGAGTGAACTTCTAGCACTTTAATGGTCGGATCGATGGTATTAATGGCATTTCGGACCAGAGCACCACCCTGGTTTACTTCAGCAATCACTGGACAGCCCCATTTACGGGCCATTTCTACCACTTTTTGGGCCCAAACGGTCGGAGAACCTAAGATGGAGGCGTCTTCGAGGACCCAGGCTTGACGCTTGTAGAGGTCGTGCTCGGCAGTTGAGCCAACAACAACGATTCCACACTCATCTTTAGGGTTTTCGGCAACCGAAGGGTCAACGCCGATACAGCGTAGTGGGGTGAACTGAGGCATACTACGTTCGCGTCCACGCTCGATCATTTCCTCGGTCCACAGAGCACCTTCCATGGCTTCAAGCATTTCACCGTAAAGTTCCTGACGGGCAAGCGAGGTTCCTTCGTAAACGCCGAGCATGGTATCTAGATAGGCACCAGAAAGGTTTCCAGCGTTGTCCATGGTCGAACCACGAGTGATTTTTACAATCTCGCTCTTCATGGACTCTTCAATAAGTTTGTAGAGAAGCGGAGTACGCTTCGGGGTGGTGGTAACAAGGATCTTTGGGTGGGCACCAAGACGGGTACCAACACGTAAGTTGTCGAACGCGGTCATACCTGCGGCATCAGGAGTCTGTCTCCAGGCTGCAATCTCATCGCCCCAGGCGTGGGTGAACTGAGGACCACGCAAACCATCTGGTTCGTCAGCGGTAAAGAGTGTGGCTGTGTTCCCGTTTGGCCAGGTGAGGCGACGCTTCGAAGGCTCATAGAGTGGACGCTCGGAAGGAGGGGTAACGTTTAGGATTCCCGACTCACCTTCAACGATAACGTCACGAACGTCTGCGGCAGTACGGGCAACAAGTCCGAATCGACGTTGGCCAGTATTAGTGTATTTGGCTTCTTCACGAACCCACTCAGACGCGAGACGAGTCTTACCGAAACCACGACCTGCTAGTACAAGCCAAATGTTCCAGTCGCCTGATGGAGCTTGCTGCTCTGGACGGCCCCAAACGGACCAGTCCCAAAGCAAGACCTCTGGGTCCATACCTGCTAGAGCTTCTTCACGCTCTTCAACTGGAAGGAGTGAGAGCTGCTCCATAATACTTTTTCCCATTGGTCTATTCTATCCTAGTTAATAGGACCGTCAGGGCAGTAGCTGACGTCAACAGTTGCCGTAGGGCTTCCACTAGGCGGGGTCACTGAATGTTTCCAAAGTATTCCGTCAATGCTAGAGCTGGTGACGCGTTCTCCGCATTCGGAGCAGTGACCGAACCAGAGGCGGTTATCCTTGCGGTAACCGTCCTCCGGGTTCAGCACAGTGAAGTTCTCTCCAACGCCCTGAGTTCGAATATCTGCAGCGGTGTAGTACCGCCCGTTTACATCGTAGAGCTTTGGAGGTTTAGGATATACAATCGTCACTTGACGCGGTTCTCGTCAACGATCGGAGTGTATACCTTCGAGGTTGCGGTAACTGGAGTCTTGTAGCCGTAGCGTACAAGGCGGAAGCGGAGAGCACCGTGAGTTACGCCGAGACGTTTTGCTAGACGGTACAGAGTAACGCCTTCAACGGTGTGAGCGTGGTTGAGAAGGGCTGTATACTCTTCTGCCTCTTCGCGGTACTTCTTGCCGTTCGAGCGGACCTGCTGTGCGTATGGCTGCAACTCTAGAAGACGAGCTAGCGTCTTTTCGGTTGGTTCAACGTAAACAGGCTTTGGACGCTCTGGCTTTACTGGAGGGTCTGGAATTTCTACAAGGATAGGAAAACCGTTGTCCTTCATCTTCGCAATCTGGCGAACGCGTTCGCGGGTAATGCCAGATGCTTCTGAGATTGACTCTAGAGTCCATCCCGATTCGCGAAGTGCTCGGATGAGCTGATCACGTGCGTCTGTGTTCCCGATGTTTTCGAACTCGTCGTGAATGTGAGTTGGAAGGGTCTGGTTTTTCTTTACGTAGTTTGTCGTTGTCATAATGATCACTTTACAGCTTATGCTTTCTGTTTGTCAAGTTAGTTATTTCCCTGGATTCTTGGGCGGGCAGTTTTCTTCATGTATGGAGGTGTAACTTCGTGTACTACAACTCGGTAGTCGTGGATGTCCTCGTCTGGGACGTAGCTTGTGCCAACAACGTGAATTGCGTACTTGATGATTTCAAACATTTTGTTGACTTCATCTTCCGGGTTTTCCATGCTGCATGAAATTTCCACTGAACAATCAGACATATTAAATACTCCTGATTGGTAGAGCACGTCTCGCAGCTCGTCGGCACTGTCTACTCGTATACGGATACTTTTTGCCATTTCGATTTTATTTTCCTTCTTTCTATTTAGTTATCTGGGTCGAGGTCGACGCCGTCTAGATAATAAGTCGGGTCACCGCCGCTTATGAATATAACAAACAATGCTAGTGCTGTCAAGACGGCTAAAGAAACCAGTGCAATTATCAGAACTGCCATAAGAACCGCTATTAACATTTTCTACTCTTTACTCGAAAGAACGGCTAGGGCGATAGCAGATAGTGCTAGGACTTGGACGACTGTCTTGGTGGCGGAGTCGGATAGGGCGAGAACGATGGACGCCACTATTAATAGTATAGAAAGCAGGGGCAGGATTCGAAAGGAACGAATCCAGAGGATGAAGTTGGTCATTTGATTGGTGTCTTTTCTTCTTGAGGGGTGACTACACCGAGGAGAGGGGTTAGCTCCTCTTTCGGGGTACGGGGAATCAGTATAGCATATAGACTGTAGACGAGAGCCACTGCATAGAAAATGTAGGGGATCAGAATAAGGGCGTCTATTACTTTTTGCATGGTCTAACTATATCACTACGTCGGGGGGAAATAAAAGGGGCAGTTTATCGTGCTTCCTCTAACAAGTTGCCCGGTTAGACCTCACTGCCAACGCCAAGTTTTTAATCGCTCACTTGGATAGCCCTAAGACCGACACATTCTAGAAAGTCGTCATTAGGTTTTAGGTGGCCAGTTTTGAGACGTGGCCAGGTCTTTGTAGCTTTTAGCTAGTTTGGGAGGATGCGGGTGTAAACCGCCTTGGCTCCCATGTTCTTGGCAAACTTGCTCACGCTTTCAGTGGTGGTGCGGACACCACGTTTGACAGAGTGAATAAACTTGTCATTTCCAACATAGATGCCAATGTGGCCCATGTATCCTCGTCCGTAGCTGAATGATACTAAATCTCCGACTTTAGGTGTCTTAACCTTTTTGCCTGAGTTTCTCTGCACGGACGCTAAGTGATATAGAGTTACGCCTGCCTGCTTGTAGGTCCAAAGAATTAGACCTGAGCAGTCCCAGCCGCGTGGGGTGGATCCGCCAAATGCGTACCAGGTTTTGCCTGAGTACTTTTTGAGCTTCTCCACTGCGACATAGATTTTAGCTGCGTTCTCTATTAACTTAGCTGCTCTTATCGATTCCTTTAGTTGAACTTGCAAACTTGCGAGTCCCATTACTGGAGCCTTCAAAGAGGTGTTTGTAGATATCTCACCGCTGAGTATGGGGGTGTCCGTCTCAGCAAATACAAACTGTGTTGCTACCGCTGGTTGGGGTGTGGTACACCCTGGTGTTCCCAGCGAGATTGCAACAGTGACTATTCCAATTAGCCATTTCATATTCAGCCTACCTTTCCTTGCGTTAGTACTTGGCTGTGTTTTGTCTTGGTTGACTTGTTTTCGCTATTCAGTTGTATGTGTTACCAGATACGAAAAAGCACATCCTTTCTTTTATTGAAAGAACGTGCTCTCCGTCTTATAAGGATAACATGACCATAATAGGGGCGTTTGCTATTTCGTGTCAAATTTGACATTGGTAGGGTATAGTTCTGGACGATTTTTTTGAAAATTTGTGGAGCCGGATTTTGTATTTTTGAAAAGAGGGGGTGGCACTTTTTTCGTACTATGCTATATTGACCGCTAGGTGCTTTTGGTCGGTCATACGGCAGTTGTTGTTTTTGAGCACTTGCATAATTGTTTCCTAAACCGGGGTTAAGGTCGATAAAAATATCTTTTGTAAAAAGGGAAAAGATAGACAAGATATGTCAATAAAAAGACATTAATAAGAAAGAGATAAAAGAAAACAAAGAAAAAGTTTTAAATAAAGAAGTAAATAGAGAAAGAAGTAGAGATTAAAACAAAGAACAAAACAAAGAAAGAGATAGAAACACACAAAGCAGGTAGAAATGGCTAGGGACATAGACAATGAGATATACAGGAATAACCAGCCACCCGAGCCGAGGCCGACCCCTTTTTCGCCTACTGCTGCCCCTAGCCAGGCCTATAGGGTCAAATAGGCAGCAAATATTCTCCCACCTAGGCCCCCTTAGGGGCTACTAAGGGCTAAGCAGGGCTCAGGAGCGAGCCGGGCCCCTATCCAGGCATACAAAGAGTACCTAAGCAGCCACCAGGGCCAATACAAACACAATCAGGGTACTACCCAGGCCAGGTAGGTCATTGATAAGTCAAAAGGGAGGGCCGTGTGGGCATATAGAGCCTATCCACACTTATACACACCCATACACGCCTACCTACACCTACATACCCACTACCCACGCCTACATACCCCCCTCCCACCTACCCAGGCATAGGTAGGGCTACTATCTACCCACCAGGTCACCTACAGACCCCCTTATACACCTACCCACCAGTCCAAGGCCTATATAGGGCCTATATAGCCCCCTCAGCACCTTAATCATGCCTACCCACCTACCCAGATGCTCACCCACTCCCAAGGGCACCTATATAGCCCCCTCTACATCCCCCCTCACCACCTACCCACTACCCAGCCTGCCTAACAGAACCCCCAGTCCCACTCACCCATCTATACGCCCACCCACTAGTTGATCAGGCATATCCACCTCCCATAGACGCCTACCCACCCAAATACCCATCCCCCACCCTCAGATACCCCCTTTTCCACTCACCCAGCAGCCAATCCCCCTCAAA